GCCCGTTAATAGGAGGAAGGTTAGTGATAAGGCTTGGGTACGAGAGTGCTCGAGTAGGATTGCAGACCCTGAGGGTAAGCGAGTGTATAAATCCCTTAAATCCACGTTTGGAATGGACAGAATAGACAGACAGCGGGAGCGCTGGATGTCTGATTTTGACGATGACAAATACGAAGAGAGAATGACTGCTCTTGAGGATATGTCTGTTCAGATGGAAGAGGAGATTGATGACATTGGAGAGAAGCTTGAGAGGCTCAGGATGGGCAAGTGGTCTAAGAAGTCACAGGAGGAGTATGACAGGTTACTCGACGAGTATAACAGGTTAAGCGACGACTTGGCAGCGTTGGATTACGACAAGGCTACGGTGACGCGCCACTTTAAGGCTGTGGCGGCTAGCGCCCATAAGGGTGGTAGATCGGGAAAGAAGAATAGCTCTAAGTACCGACGGAATCAGACTGAGGATGTTGATCCAGTAGACTCGGCAAAGGATGTTCAGAAATCTGTTGCGGCTAAGGCTTATAAGAAGCCTGAAGAGCCTGTTGCAAAGGTAACGCCAAAGGTGGAAGTTAATACGAAAGTAGGTTCAACTCCTGAGGCACCAGTAGCAGCGGTTTTGAAGGCGACCTGCGTGGCCTGCGGGGGATCTAAGCACAAGGTGTGTAAAGATTGCAAGCAGGTCCACTGCCGGCTGAGAGTCTGCGGGCCATCTGGCAATAGGGTTGGGTGTAAGTGTTCCACGAAGCACTCATTTAGAGTGAAGTGTAGCACCGCTCCACCGGCCCAGCCAGTGAAGCAGTGCTCAACTGCACAGAAGCCTATCCCAGTGGATATGGTGACGAAGTCGGTGCTGGTCTTGCTACCAGGGAAGAAGGGATGTCCTCAATCAAATGCTTGGAAGGTGAGTCATAACGGCAATACGTATTTGATGTGTTGTGCGCACCAGTTAGTCTCAAAGCCTAGGGTTAGAGATAATACTGGTGCAACGTTTGATTTGCCCAGTGATAAGAGCTGGGATATGACCCAGTTCAAGCAGCAGGACATTGCGCTGCTTCCGTGGTCTCACTTTCAGGGAAAGTGTCCGCAGGTTGAGAAGACCTTCCCCTTGGCTACAAATGCCAAGGTGATATCAGACGGGGGAGGAGTAACCTTCTTTTACGTCGATCCAGACACTAACAAACTTGTGGCATCAGGTTTGGGC